ATCACAGCTTCTGGCGGCTGTATTCATTGGAGTGAGATGAGAAAACTAGCATTGTGTGAGTCCAGAAGAGCAATGTCCTTACCAGATGATTTTAAATTAACAGGTAAGTGGGAACAAAAATCAGAGCGTATGGGTCGAATGGTGCCACCGCTTATGATGAAAGCTGTAGCAGATGCAGTATATACAAACGTGATTAAACCATACAAGGAGTTAAATAATGGCTGATTTTACCTTTGCCCATCGTGAAGAGGGTTTTGATGAACACATTGAAAAATCAATTCGTGGTTATTCTAATTTACTAGAGGATGTAATTTCTCTATCAAGATACTTTGTTGAAGATGATACAACTGTAGTTGACATTGGATGTTCAACAGGAAAACTAACAAAAGCTATGATTGATTATAACAAAGATCACTCTAATAATGCAAATTGGGTAGGTGTTGAAATTGCTGATGGTTTTGTTGATGATCTAAAGAAAAGAAAAAAAGAATTAGATACACACGATGTAGAGTTTCTTATGGAAGACATTCGTGATTATCAATTTACAGATTGTTCTTTAGTTACATCTATTTTTACTTTACAGTTTATGCCAAAGAAAGATAGAAAAGAAGTTGTTCGTAATATTCATAGAGGTCTACATGATGGTGGTGCTTTTATATTTTCTGAAAAGACGATATGTGAAAGTGCACTAGTTCAAGATATGATTACATTTAATTACTATGATTACAAAAGAAAAACTTTTACCACAGATGATATTATGGATAAGGAAAGAACCTTACGAAATATGATGAAACCTAATACATGGGAAGAAATATCAGATATGTTGTATGAAGCTGGATTTTCCAATATTCAACCATTCTGGAGAAACCATGCGTTTGTTGGTGCAATTGCAATTAAGTAGGAGAAGAAATGAAAACATTATTAAAAAGTGAAACCAAAGATTGGTTTGAAGAAATTGATGAAAAAGGAACACGGCGTATTCGTATTGAAACTTCTGTAGAAACTCATTTTCCACAAGATACAGAACAAAAACACAACCCAACAAAATCATTAAATGTGGAGTATTTGTAAATGGATTTACTAAAAGATTATGTAAGATTTGTAGATGAAGTTACAAGTGATCAATCAAAAGATTTGGTTGAAATGGTTCAAGCTTTAGAAATACTAGAAGAGCAGGGAGTTAATCCAGCAAGATTGCTTACTGCTGGTATCGGTATGGCTGGTGAATGTGGAGAATTTAATGAGATAATTAAGAAGTGTTTGTTTCAAGGAAAAGAAATGGATATAGATAAAATTAAACATTTACGCTCTGAACTTGGAGATATAATGTGGTATGTAGCCCAAGCTTGTTTGGCCCTAAATACTAACATAGAAGAAATAATTGACATGAACACGGTGAAGTTGGAGTCTCGCTATCCTGGCGGGTTTGATGCTTTTCGTTCAGAGAATAGAAAAGAAGGTGATATATAATGAGTGATTTTCTTAAAGATATAATCAAAACAACAGGAAATGAATATGCATCATTAGTTTCTGATGGAGTAGAAGCTGGAGATGTAGACAGTTTTATTGATACAGGGAGTTATATTTTTAATGCTCTTTTGAGTGGTTCAATATATGGTGGACTACCATCAAACAAGATTACTGCAATAGCTGGTGAATCTGCAACAGGCAAAACATTCTTTCTCATGGGAATGGTTAAAAGTTTTTTGGATGATAATCCAGATGCTGGTGTTTTATACTTTGAAAGTGAAAGTGCAATTACAAAACAAATGGTAATTGATCGTGGTATTGATCCACAAAGAATGGTTATTATTCCTGTCACTACAGTTCAAGAATTTCGTACACAGGCAATTAAGGTGTTAGATTCATATCTTGCAAAGAATGAAGCTGATCGTAAACCTATTATGTTGTGTTTGGATTCACTTGGTATGTTGTCAACTACTAAAGAAGTAGAAGATACTTCAGATGGTAAAGAGACAAGAGATATGACTCGTGCACAAGTATTAAAAGCTGCATTTCGTGTATTGACTTTAAAACTTGGTAGAGCAAAAGTTCCAATGGTTGTGACCAATCACACTTATGATTCTATGGGTTCTATGTTCCCAACAAAAGAAATGGGTGGTGGTTCTGGATTAAAGTATGCAGCATCATCAATTGTGTTCTTATCTAAGAAAAAAGAAAAAGATGGTAAAGATGTTATTGGTAACATTGTACACTGTAAAAATCATAAGTCACGTTTGACTATTGAAAATAAGATGGTAGATGTTCGTTTATCATATGATAAGGGTTTAGATAGATATTACGGTTTATTAGAACTTGCTATCAAATATGATATATTTAAACAAGTGTCAACTCGTATTGAACTACCAGATGGTAAAACACAATTTGGTAAAACTATTATTAACAATCCAGAAGAATACTTTACTGAAGAAGTTATGAAACAGTTAGATAAAGCAGCTGAAAAGGAGTTTAAGTATGGAAACATACATTCGGAGGTATGATAATGTAATACCATCTTCGCTGTGTAATTCTTTAATTGAAAAGTTTGAAGATAGTCCAAATCAGTATGAAAAACATCAGCAAGGTGAAATGTCTTTTACTCAGATTAATTTATTAAAACATAAAGATTGGGTAGAAGACTCTACTGCTGTTGCAAACGCACTTATGGGTCAAGTTACACAGTACAGAAAAGACTGTAATATAATTGGCAATATGTGGCCTGAAAAGTTCAGTCTTGAACCACTACGAATGAAAAGATATCTACCAGATGGTACAGACCAATTTGGTGATCATGTTGATGTAAACAGTTTTGAATCTGCAAGACGGTTTCTGGTATTCTTTTTATACCTAGATGATAATAAAAGAGGAAGTACTTCTTTTCCACAACATGATATGTCATCTGATTGTGATAAAGGTTCTTGTTTAATTTTTCCACCAATGTGGCCATGGCTTCACGCTGGTGAGAAGCCAATAGATAAACCAAAATATATTATAGGGAGTTATTTGCATTATGTCTAAACTTTTAAATTCACAAGGTATTCCTATTGAAAGGAAGGTTGACCAATCAGCTTTACCAACTATGGAACAAATACTAAAAGACCCAATCACAGAAAAATTTGTATTTTTACAGAGTGAAAACATTCCAGAACAAACTTGTATTGGCTTAACAGAAAAAACAGAATATTATGGAGTTGTCTATAAATATGGAAAAGTTACACTTCCTGATGAATCTACATTATCTGCAACTAAGCACTTGAACTTAAAGTTCGATTATGATATACTAGACACTAATGGAGTATCTAAAGAGATTCTAGAAGGAAAAGATTTTCATAAATTAATAGGTGACATTCTTTATCATGTCATCATAGCACAAGCAGAGGATGGTAGTATTGAACCAGACAATAGAACGGACGACCCTGAGCAATTTAGTAGCCAATGAGGATTACTGTAGAAAAGTTTTACCTTTCATTAAGTCTGCTTATTTTAATGTAAAAGAAGAAAGAATTATTTTTGAAGAAATCCACAATTTTGTGGATAAGTATCGAAAGATTCCTACAAAAGTATCTTTAGAAATTGAAGTTGGACAAAGAAAAGATTTAACTGAAAATGAACATTTAAAAATTGTAGAAATTATAAAGACATTAGATAATGCTAATGTTGATATGGATTGGCTGTTAGACACAACTGAAAAGTTTTGCAAAGATAAGGCAATATACAATGCAATTGTGGATGGTATATCTATTATTGATGGAAAAGATAAAAACAGAACTCCAGATTCTATACCAAGTATTCTCACAGATGCATTGGCGGTATCTTTTGATAATGCTGTTGGTCACGACTATTTGTTGGATTCAGATTCAAGGTTTGATTTTTATCATAGAGTAGAAGAACGTGTTCCCTTTGATCTAGAGTTTTTCAATAAGATTACAAAGGGTGGTCTTCCAACCAAAACTTTGAATATTGCACTTGCTGGTACAGGTGTAGGTAAATCTTTGTTTATGTGTCACATGGCTGCTAGTTCTCTATCTCAAGGTAAGAATGTGTTATACATCACTCTAGAGATGGCTGAGGAACGTATTGCAGAACGTATTGATGCAAACCTAATGAATGTCTCTATGGAAGACTTACATGATTTACCAAAAAAGATGTTTGATGATAAGATTGCAAAGATCATTAAAAAGACTTCTGGTCAGTTGATTGTCAAGGAATATCCTACAGCATCAGCACACTCTGCACACTTCAGAGGATTAATCAAAGAACTTGCAATCAAGAAATCTTTTAAACCAGATATTATTTTTATAGACTATCTAAATATATGTGCATCTAGTAGATTTAAAGGAGCACAAAATGTTAACTCGTACAGTTATATTAAAAGCGTTGCAGAAGAGTTGCGAGGATTGGCCGTTGAATGTAATGTTCCCATCATGTCAGCAACGCAAACAACGAGAGGCGGTTTTACGTCAAGTGACATTGGACTTGAAGACACATCTGAATCATTCGGCTTACCAGCCACAGCTGATTTTATGTTTGCCCTCATTAGTAATGAAGAACTTGAAGAACTTAACCAAATAGTGGTTAAACAGCTAAAGAATAGATATAATGATCCAACTATGAATAAAAGGTTTGTTTTAGGTATTGATCGTTCTAAGATGAGATTGTTTGATGCTGAGGTAAATGCACAAGATGATATTGTCGATAGTGGTCAAGATGAACCTACTTTTGACAAAACAAACTTTGGAAATAAGACCGACAAATTTTCAGCAATAAAAGACTTTAAAATTTGATAAGTCTCTTGACATTCATCAGCTTCTTTGTTATATAAATAGTATAAATATTTGTACTAATGGAGATATTGATGAGCTTACGCAAATTTGTACAGCAAATTAAAACGCCTGTTCAAGAAAAAAAAGTAGAACCTATAACTAGAGTCTCAGATTTTTTGTCTGAGGCTTTAGTGTTTAAAGGTGGAAATGATGAACAGTTTGCTGTTGAACTTGTCTCTGAAATAGATGACAGTATTAGTTCAGTAGATGGTGAAATCAGTAAAGACTCAAGACCAAATAAAAATACAGGAAAAAGAATTGGTGTACAGATCGTTATGCCAGCAAATAAAAGAATTGCATTTACTACTATGGCAAACGAAGTTATTGCCAAAGATTCTGATTTAGAATTAAAAAAACCTTCTTCGACCAGAGCAAAAAAAGATTTCTTATTCAAACATAAAGATATGGATAGAGATATCTATGTTCAAACGCGACCTGATGGTAAACGTGGTGGGGGGGCAAAGGCTGATCCTAATGAACTTATGACAGCAGCACTTTGCACACTGTCAAGTATTCCAGAAGTTACAACTGTTGATGAACTTGATGCATTAATTGAAAAGGTCAAACAAATTACTAAAACTGGTAAAATAATTGGGTTTACAAGTTTAGAGGTAGAATCACTAGAAAAAGATTATGGTAATTTGTGTCAAGCAATTTCTGCTGCTAATTCAATTAGTAAGAATTATGGCGGCGGTGCAGACAAAGTTTACCTTACAGGTAAAGCTTGGGATAATGATGTAAAACAATTTCAAATAACAAAATATGGAATGAAAGATTACAATGCATCTGATTTTATAATCAAAAGGGGTGCTGGGTTTCTTGGAGTATCTTTAAAGAAAAAAGCATCTGGTACAACTGCAGACCCAACTTTAATTAACAAAGGGTTTTCTACCATGATACAGGGCCCTGAGTTTGATAGTGTCCGTAAAGAATTAGATCAGGCAGCAGGAGAGTTTTATGTTCGTCTTATCAGAACTGCTTTAGTATTTCAAAGAAGAAAACCAAAAATTTCTGTAGACAAAGATGGAAACCCGTGGCTTGATGCAGAAATGATAAAAGAACTTGGTAATAAAGGTCAGGGAATTAATACTGGTAATTGGCAAAAGTTTGTACAAAGAATACCAAATGATCTTGTAAACTACCAATTAAAAAAATCTAGAACTTGGTTTAGACCATTGGCTGATGTTATTGTTAAAAATTCTAATTTGTTTGGTACACAATTGCTCCAACTTATATTTAAGATGGACTTACAAGATTTAAAGAAAATGAATTTTGATTTTGCTTTAGTTACAGGAGTTGGTAGACAACTAGTAAAAGGCCCAGTTATTGAAAAAGGTGAATATAAAAGCGTAGATACTATGGTTGGGGCTCTTGACAAATTATATAGTTCTGGTAAAGTAAGAATGGTATTAGACCCAAAAAGGACTCAGGCATATGAAAAGGGCTCTACAGCAGCTCAGCTGTTTTTTCAGTTATATGTCGGTTCTACACCAATCAGTGATATTACATTAAGATATAAAGGAAACTTTAGAGCAGCACCCAATTTTCTAGCAACACCAACAAAAGAGTTTAAAGAGTTATTAAAAAGATGATAAAATTTTCTCAACTAAATGAAGACAAAGGTGGTAAAAATTTACACCTAGAACATCTAGAGGATGAAATACTCAACTATGGTGTTGATGGTGGTAGGGCTGCGATAAACTTCTTACGTTCTCTAAGAGATATGCTCGCAGGTAATGCTAGGTCTTCAATTAATATGACAGTCAAGTGGGATGGTGCTCCAGCAATCTTTGCTGGGATTGATCCATCAGATGGTAAATTCTTTGTTGCAAAGAAATCAGTATTCAACGTCAATCCTAAATTATACAAATCTATCAAAGAAATTGATGATGATTTATCTGGAACACTTAATTCAAAATTTAAAGTTGCCCTTAGTGAATTTTCAAAACTAGGAATACAGGGTGTCCTGCAAGGTGACCTTATGTTTACGAATGATGATGTAGAAACTACAAAGATTGATGGGGTTTCATATTATACTTTTCAGCCCAACACTATTGTCTACGCTGTTCCTGTTGATAGTGATATGGGCAACAAAGTAAAGAAAGCAAAAATTGGTATTGTTTGGCATACCACATATACAGGTAAAGAATTACAATCAATGAAAGCATCATTTGGTGCAAACATTAGTGGACTTAAAAAACCCTCTTCTATTTGGATGGATGATGCCACATATAAAGATGTGTCTGGTAAAGCCACAATGACTGAAAAAGAAACTCAAAAAGTTACTGCAGCATTGTCATCTACAGGTTCTACTTTCAACAAAATAAACTCACCTATGTTAAAAAAGTTTCTTAATCTACAAGACAGTATGACAGGTGCAATAGCTGGTGCTTCACTTAAAACATACAATAACAGTAAAGTTCGTGCAGGGGAAACTATTAAAAATCCAAAACAGCATGCACAGGGATATGTAAAATGGGTAGAAATGTCAATTCAAAAACAAATTGATAAAGCTAAAAGTGTTAAAGGTAAAGATAAATATACAAATATGCAAAAAGAATATACGAGGGAAGTGAGTAAACACACTAACAATTTAGTACAGATCATTACTTTTCAAAACTATCTAGTTGACGCAAAATCACAAATTGTAAATAAACTAAATAGTGTAAAGGGTTTGACTAATACGTTTATAAAGACCGCAAATGGGTTTAAAGTGACTAATCCAGAGGGTTATGTTGCTATTGATAGAGTTAGTGGCGGAGCTGTTAAACTTGTAGATCGCATGGAGTTTTCTTTTAATAACTTCACTGCAGTAAAGGCATGGGATAAATGAAAAAATTTATAGATATATTAGAAGCTAAGGGGGATACCGCAGTATTCACTTTTGGTCGTTTCAATCCACCAACTACAGGACATGAAAAGCTTATAGATGCTCTTGCAAAACAACAGTCTAAAAATGCTGGTTCAAAAATGTATGTCTATCCTTCACATTCACAAAACCCAAAGAAAGACCCACTACCTCATGCACTAAAGACTGCATATATGAGAAAGATGTTTCCAAAATATAGAAGCAATATTATTGCTGGTAAAGAACGAAATGCAATCGAAATTGCAGTTTCCTTACACAAAAAAGGTCATCGTTCTATTGTAATGGTTGTTGGTTCAGATAGAGTTGCAGAGTTTGATAGACTCCTCAACAAGTACAATGGTGTTGAAGCTGCACATGGATATTATGGTTTTGATAATATAGAAGTTGTCTCTGCAGGAGAACGTGATCCAGATGCAGAAGGTGTTACTGGAATGTCAGCATCCAAGATGAGAGCTGCTGCTTCTGCTGGAGATTTTGATTCATTCAAAACTGGTGTACCATCTAGTTTCAAAGATTCACAAAAACTTTATAATGATATTCGTAAGAATATGGGTATTCGTGAAGAACGTGATATGGGTGAGATGAATGATTTTGAAACACTCAGAGATATGTATCTTACAGGCAAACTTTGGAATGTTGGTGATCTAGTAGAAGCCAATGGTGCCGAAGGTAGAATTATTCGTAAGGGTACAAACTATGTTGCTTTCAATGATAGCACAGGTAAGGTGCACAAAGCTTGGTTACATGATATTGTAGAGAGAAACTACGCAAAAGAATACGCAAACTATCAAGGAACACCAGAACAGATTGCAAGACGGTCTTCTAGAAACCAAGCTCGTAGGATTATGGGTGACAAGGCAATGCAAGGTATGGACGTAGGACATAAGGACAATGATCCTATGAATAACGACCCTAGTAATCTAAAGAATGAAGACCCATCTGTAAATCGTAGAGAACCTAGACTTAGGGAAGTCAAGCAAGATTCTGATGTTAAAGATAAGAAGGGTACACAACCAGCTAAGTATTACGCTGGAGATATGGCCAAGTCTACTAAAGATAAAAGAGATGCTCACTTCAAAGCTAAGAAGTCAGGCCCAGCGCCAGGCGATGCTTCTGCTAAAACCAAACCATCAGTACACACTAAGAAGTTTAAACAGATGTATGGCGAAGCATTACCTAAAAATGCAGATCAAGGAGATTACATTG